ATGCCGACCGCGGCGATGAGGTAGGTGCTCATTTTTTAAGTCGTTTGATAGCCTCCCGATAAAAGAACTGCATGAGGTAGGCTTGGGTTTCTTCGTCCACGGTGCCGAGGTGCCGCATAAACCCGTTCACCGCATGGACCAGCTCATGCACCAGCGCCCCGGCGTTTTCGCCCTCGGGGTATCGCTCAAGGTGGACAAACGCAGCGTTACCGTGGCTGCAGGTGTAACCAAAGCACCACTCGCCATCCTCGCCGATGTCGGGATCAATGCGCAGCCACCGCACACACGCCCGCCTGCTCACCTCCAGCTGGGGGGTGATGCTGAACCGCACAATACAACCAAACGTGCGGTCCCTGACGGTAAACTGGCGGGCGGTGGCGGTGGACATTAGGCGGCCTTCTGGTAACGGGCTTCGGGCGCCACTTTCTTCAAGTGGACATCGATGCGGATTTGTGGCACCTGCTGAACGGCGGCAACTACCTTGCAGATGTGCATGGGCGCGGCCCACGTCTCGGCGTCGATATGGCGCAAATCTTCGTCTGACGCCCTTAACAAAGTGCCGGCGTCACGCACAAGAAATGCGGCCGCGGCTGCGTGTGACTTAAACGGACCATAGGCGCTGCGGCTTCCTTCGTGTTCGCCCGGAGCCTCGGTGTCGATGACCCAATAGGTTTCGGTTTTCTTTTTCATGCGGCTTTCTTCAACGACAACTGCGCGTAGTGGAGAGCGAGGCGGGCTTGGAAGACTTTCCAGTAGTGCTCAATGCTGAAGATGTCGGACACCTCGAAGTCGCCGGCACGTTCTTTGCCGATGCGGACGATGGCCCGACGCTGAATCTTCATGTCGGGACGATTCTCGTTCCACAACTGCTCGTAGCCGGCCAACTGAACCTTGTGCGATCCAACAATGGCGTTGCTCGTTTTCCAGTCGAGAAGGACGATCTTGCCGTCACGGTCGCGGCTTGGCGCGTCGATGGTGCCGCCGAAGAGATATTCCTCGGAGACTAGCTGCACTTCCGGCTCAATGACGGTGAGACCTTCAGCATCCCACCAACGGCGGAAGTTGTTGAACGCGATGGTGGCTTTTTCTACGTCCGCAGGGCTGAACTCGCTCAGATCCGGCTCGTGGTTGTGCAAAAAGCACTCAATCATGAAATGCGCCACGGTGCCGATGTCGGCCGCCTTGTCGCGGACCTTCCGGTAGTCCTGGCCCTCCATGCCGAGCTTCCACGCCCAATGAATGAGTCCGCTTGTGTCCTCGCCAATCTTGGCGATGGTGCTGGCGCCGGGGACTTCGGTGCCGTCTTTGAGCGGATACTTCTGGTGGGCGCGGGTCTTCTCAAGACGTACGATTTTGCGTCCGTCCTCGGTGAAGCGATCCGGCTCCGCGGGCTTGGCGGGTTTCCCCGCCTTGCCCTTGGTGCTGCGTGGTGTGCGTTTGGTGGGCATAACGACTACCACTCAATGTCTTTGTCGTCCGTGCCGGTCTTGGCCGAGGCGCGCGGGGCTTCTTCCGTGTCGAAGCCGTAGGCCGCCGCGCTGCCGCCGTCGCCCCAGGTGACGAGTTCAAGCACCTGCACCGCCTTCGGCTGCAGCGTGATGCCGGCGCCAAGGCTGGCCGTGTACCAGCAGTAGGGGACAACGGCGACCTTGAGCTTGCTGCCACCGCCGATGTTGTCGGTGATGACTTCGCCGGAGGCATTGAAGAGCTTGGGCGCGCGGCTGTAGGTCTCGCCGGCCTTGTCTTTGCCCATGGCCTTGACCTTGAGCTTCAACTGCACCAGACCGTCGTTGGTTTCCCACGGAAAGGCGTGGAGCTTGAGCTTGTCTTTCTTCAGCTCGCGCTTTTTCTCGTTGAGGAACTCGGTGAAGACGCCATCCACCGCTTCGATGAAGGGCGCGGCGTCGTCTTCGGACATCTCCAAGTTGACGCTGTAAACGCCGATATCGTCGAACTTGGTGTCGGGGCGGTTGAGGTGGGGATACCGGGCGATGCCGGCGGGTGTGGTTATGGTTTTATTCATTTGGTTGTGTTGGTTGGTTAAGAAAATCGGAGCGGCGGACGATAGTGAGGAAATCCTCGCCGCGCAGTGTGACGAGCCACCCCTCGCCGTTGCGCTTGTGGGCAACGACCGGGAAGAGCTTGGCCTTGGCGTCGCGGATGGCCTGAGCCATCCAGTCGCGGATCTTCACGACTTGGCAGAACTTGACCTCAAAGTGGAAGTCCGGCAGGCACGGGCAAACGACATCCGGCGAATCCCCAAGTCCGCTGAACTGCTGTCCGCGGCGGATACCGGAATCGCCGAAGGCTTCGCGCAGCTCGTCGCGCCACATGCGTTCTCCGCGGGCGCCTTTCGCGCGGCTATTCATTGAGCGCCTCCCAGAGTTTCTTGCTCGGGGCAAACACATCGGTGCCGTCGGTCGTGCGCCCGCCAAGCGCGGCGTCTTGGAAGCGTGTGAACCGGGGGCGCCAAACCAGATTGACCTTGCCGGTCGCACCGGCGCGGTGCTTGGCGATGAGCAGCTCGGCGTCCTGCGGGTCGGGTTCCTGCTCTTGGTCCACCGCGTAATAGCAAGGACGATGCACCAAACAGACCAAATCCGCGTCCTGCTCGATGCTGCCCGACTCCCGGAGGTCGGACATCTTGGGGCGGTTGTCCGACCTGTCCTCAGCCTTACGATTGACCTGGGCGGCGGCTACAACCGGAACGTTCAGCTCCATGGCCATGCTTTTGAGGCCGCGGGATACAAAGCCAACCTCGTTCTCGCGGCTCTGCGCGCCGATGTGGGTGACAAGCTGGAGGTAGTCCACGAAAATCGCTTTGACGCCCCAGCGTCGCACGGCCAAGCGGCTGCGGCCGCGGATGTCGAGCATGGTCAACCCGCCACGGTCGTCCACAAACAGCGGCTCCTCGGCAAACTCGGCCGCGCGGTCGGCAATGCGCAGCTTGGTCGGGTGGTCAAGGAATCCGTTGCGCACGACTTCGATGTTGGTCTCGGCGCGCCCGAGCACAACACGCGCAGCCAGCTCGTTGGCCGGCATTTCAAGCGAGAAATACAGCACCGGAACACCACGGCGCGCCATGTTTTCGGCGCAGTTGAGCATGAAAGCGCTCTTACCCATCGCCGGACGCCCCGCAACGATAGCCAGCTGGCCGCCGCGCAGTCCGCCGGTCATGTAGTCGAAGGCTTTGAAGCCGGTTTCAACGCCGAGCTTTTGTCCTGGGGTGCTCAGTTTTTCCAGCTCCTCAAGCAGTCCCGGCACGATTGCACTGGCCGGTCGCATGGAGTCGGTCGGCTGGCCAAGGCTCAAAGACAGCACGCTCTCGCCAGCCTCCTGCAACACGGTGTCGGCCGGCTGGGACATGTCGGAGGCCGCGGACTGCAATGCGGCCGACGCCTCCAAGATGCGGCGGCGCGCATAAAGATCACGGAGCGTCTGCGCGTGATACTCGACCGCGGCAGGGCCGCCGGCCGACTTGGAGAGCATGTCCATCAGTGCTCCGGCGCCGCCGACAAATTCCAAGCGATGGTTGGCGTCGAGAACTTGCGTGACTGCAATGACATTTGGCACGCCTCCCGTGGCGCGGATATCGCGGATCGTCGAAAATATCTGCGCGTGGGCGGGAGTGAAAAACAACTCGGCGTTCAAGCCGGCAACCTCGTCGACCATGTTCGGCTCCTGCAGGAGCGAACCCAGCACGGCGGCTTCGGTATCGGGGCTGTTCGGTATGGTGCGTTTCATTTAAGCCATCCCTCCGTCATTGTGGTCGTTGATCGCCAGCGCCATCACGGCCAGCGTCAGCAGGATTATGACACACACGACGGCGCTCATTCGCGTTCCTCCGTCGTCGCAGCTCCCCGCGGTGCTGCAGCCAGCGCTCGCAAGCGGCGTCCACGGCAATAAAATGTTCGGCAAGGTGTGGCCATTGTTCGCGCAGGGCTTGTTCGTCGTGTGGGTTCATCGGGGGTCGTTCGGTGCTGCGGTGTGGCCCCCGGTGTTGTTAGACAATGCTGGACATTCTTGGACACTGCAAGCCTTTTTTTTAAGGGGCCAATCCAGATGCCCCCAGTCCCGCGGCTCGGTGACCTCCGTGGCCTCACCGCAGACACCGCATTTGCCCGGGTGATACGTCGCGCCGTAGGAATTACCCGCCGGTCGGCGACCATAGGCGCGTCCGCACGGCGCGCAAATCCAGTCGGGGTATTTCGGCGCGAAAATGGCCTCGTAGTTGGCACGGTATATGCGGCCATTCACCGGCCGCGGCGTGTCGCCCTTGCCTGCACTCATTTCGCCGCCCCCTTTAGTTTGTGATAGCAGCTTAAAACAAACTCCGCATAATCAGGAAGGTCGCCTCCGCCCAATTCCTTGAGTGCAACAGACAGCATCTCCGCACACTCCCGCCATTGGTCGCGTTCGCTCTCCAGTTCTTCGATACAATCAGCTTGGCGAAAGGTTATCGCCCTTTCCTCGTCGCGCTCGCGCTCTGCCGTGCTCCAACACAGCAACGCCTCGACGTGCAAATTGGCCAACTCACGCAGCGTGCTCGCCCCGCCGGCCAACACCAGCGCTTCATCGCGCTCTCGACGGAGTTCATCCCGCTCTTGCTGCGCCATGTGCAAATCCTCCGCAAGCCCCGTGTTGGCGTTCCGCAAGTTTTCAACGTCCTTTGGAAGCATTCCATCTGGTAATCCATCGGCTAATTTGTCTGCATAGGCTCGCGCTTCATTCCGCTCACGTTCCATTTGCTGTGCAAACTCGGTTGGAACCACATGGTTTCCCCGTGCTAGGTTGTCTGTTTCGGGCGTGTCGCTCATTTTGTTTCCTCGGTAAAATCGTCGTCGCTAAACATCGGGCGCCCGCGCTCGTCCAAAAATGGAAAGTGGTGCAACGCCTCGCTCGCCCGCCGCTTCAGCTCGCCGATAGTCTTCGGGCGCCTCTGCGGGTTTAGCAGGTCCCCCAAAAGGTCGCGGCTTTTGCGCAAGGCGCGGTGCTGCTCGTAGCGAAGGCTCATCGCACGCGAATCTTTTTGCTGAAAAGCCACGCACTCTTCCGGGCCTCTGGCGGCGGCATTAGGCCACGCGAGACCAGAAACCGGTCGCACGCACGCTGCACCTGCAAGTGGTAAATATACGGCACGCCGGCGGTGCCGTCTTCGAGCTTCAGCGTCTTGCCGTTCATCGTGGTCATTTTTCTTCCTCCTGTCCGTTTAGAAAAATGAACACCGCGCGCAATGCCGCCATGCTGCTGATAGCATCATCAAATAAATCAATGACGGCTTCGTTGTTAATGGTGAGTTGCTGGTTTTTCCGGCGCGGGGCGACGGCTTTCTTCGGGGTGGGTTTGGCTTTTTTCATGGATATAAAGAGTTTTATACGGCGAGGGGTAGGACACTGACTGTCTTAGGCCCAAAAAATGTTAGCGATTCTGCGACGTCGTCGAGCAACTCCCAGTTATTGGGTTTACGGTGTCGGGTTGGGTTGTAGCGCACAGTCAATCGGCTGCGGATGTCCTCAAATGTCCAAAAGACAAACTGATTGCGATCCGGTAGGTAGGCCGCCAACACGTCAAAATCGTGCTGCTCATAAGGGCGGGCCTTTTGGCCACCAGAATTGCGCCTAACCGATATGTGGTAAGCGCCGCGGTCGAGCGTGGCCGTTTTCACTTGGACGGCAATCGGTCGGACGCCATCCCGGGTGAGCAACACGTCGGCTGTCTGAGCGTGACCGAAGGGCGTAAAAATCTCCCAATCGTTGACCATCGCGCCGGCGATAAACAGCGTCTCGCTGATTTCTCCCTTCCGGCAGGCTGAAAGTTGTTTTGTCATGCTGCTCCTCTCATCTTTTGCTCCATATCCAGCATCCGGCGCTCGGCCGCCGAGGGCTGCCGCGGGCCGGTCGGCATGGGGACAACCTTAGGGGCTTCCGCAGGGCGGTCGATAAACACGCCCCGCCAGCCGTGCTTGACGCTCTTGCGCAAAGCCTCGACGGCGATGGACTCATTGACGGCTCCCAGATCGTCCACGATGCGCTTGGCCGCGGTCGGGGTGAGCGGCGCTTTGATTTCCCTGCGATGCTGTGCAAATTCCGCCCAAGCACGCGCTAACCCCGGACCATGAGGCAGGGGCAAAGATGCTGGGTCGAATTTCGGGGGCGAGGGACGTTTAGGGGAAGAAGAAGGGAGCGAAGGCGACGCAGTCGCCGGAGCGGGCGCGTCAGCGCCTTTATTACGTTCCTTTATGTTACTTATAGTTGGGGTCTCATTCTGACACCACTTGGGTCTCATTCTGACACTACTTGGGTCTCTTTCTGAGACCGGTCTCATTCTGAGACCCATCTCGTTTGCCACTCCGGGAATCTTCCAAATCGACGCCTCAGCACCATCGCCGGCCAGCTTGCGGTGGCCCTTTTCGACCATGATCAGCTCGCCGCGGTCTTGCAGGCGACGCAGGCAGCGGGCCACAGTGGCGCGGGCCAGCCGGGTCTTTTCCTCCAGCTTGCCCCAAGAGCCAAAACAGTTGCCCTCCTCGTCGGCAAAGTCGGCCAGAGCCAGCAGAACGAGCCTATCGGCGCCTTCCGCAGGCGACTGCGTCCAGACGTAGTTGGTAGCGGCGACACTCATCGGGCTTTCAGTAGGCGGGATTTGCGGCTCACATCGGCACTCTCAAACACTAGATCACCCTCCACCGAGGCCATTCCGGTGTAACGAGCCTTGAGGCGGTTGTGCGGCGGGTTCGACGGCAGCCAGCTCTGCGCGTCTTTCACCCAGCAGCGCACCGGCTGACCCCAGTCGGGCACCTCGACAAACAGCAGGCGAGGGTGGCGAGCGGGCTGATGCTTGCATATCACCGCGCCGACCTCATCGCCGGCACTGTAGCCAGCCTTGGCGGCGGCCGCCTCGGCCTGCTCCTTGGGGCTAAGAGGCGGCTGCATGGGCTTGTCGGCAGGTTTCTCTGTCGGTTGACTGACGGTTTGGCTAATGGTGGACTTAGCGCGGGTGAGGATGTCTTTGATCATAAGGTTTTTATTAAAAATTTCGGGAGACCGAAGCGGTTGGGGGGATTGAAAAAATCTGAAAGCCAAGACCCCCGCCCCCCCTCCATAAGTCGATACAATGACTCTTATGTATAGTGGCTCTACTCTGTTGTCTCATTAACAGTCTCATCACTTTGCGAGTCATTATGCAGGTTCCTCTGTAGGGCCAGTCTCAATCTCAACAATGGGCGAGGGGAGTGCAGCCGCCTTTTGAGCCGCGGCCGTATCTGTGCCGACCGGTTCCACGACAACATCAACGACATTGGCGCTCCTCAGTCCGCTGACAAAGTCCTGCCAAGAGTCAGCCGCGGGCGCCATCACATGCTCGACACGCTGCGTTGCTCCGCCGGAAAGCAGCTCGCTCTTCTCAGTGGCGACAGCCGACATGATGGTGAGTTCGTGAGACTTCATATCTGGCACGCGCTCAAAGAGTTCCGCCGTGCCGAGCGCTGCCAGAGTTTTCCAGTTCTTCGCAGTGATCTCCCTGGCACGCTCTAGCAGTTCCGGCCGGTTGCGAATCAGCGCGACGACCGTGTGGTGCGACGTATTGAATGCTCGGCAGATTTGCTTCACGCCCATTCCGGCGAGGTGAGCCGCGGCGATCTTCTCGGCCTTGGCCTCCGGCACCTCAAGTCCTGTGCTGCCGTGGATCACGACAGGCGCGATCTCCGGCTCTTGTTTTTTAGCCTTTGGCTTGGCTTTTGATTTGGTCCGCGGTCTTGCCATGGTCAGTAAATAAAAACGCCGCTACGGGGCAAATCGCCCGATGCGCTCTCTGTAGAAATCTCCCTTAGCTGTCGGGCCACATTCGCCAACACCCTCTGAGCGTCAGCCTTGGTGCCGATCACCTTGAAGATGACCAAATGCCCGCCACAAACCGCCCAGGCGCAGCGCACCAGCTTCAGCCCCGAGCGCAGATACTTGGACGCCGCAGCGATGCGCGATTGGATGCGCCACTCGTTGTGAGCGACCGGCCAAGCGCAAAGGGACGCGCCGGGATTGGAACCCGGGGCCGGCAAGCGTTTACGCCGGCGAGGCATATGCTCCGCGTCTTGAATCTTCATGCTACGAGCTTTTGCAGCAGGACGTGCTTTTCCCATGGATCAATCTGCTTTGTTAAATGGAACCCATTGCAATACGGGCATTGGTAAACCTTCATCTTCGGCCGGCAGCGACGTGCCTCTCGCGGGCTGTAAAACAGCCGCTTGCGTCCGCACATGCGCCATTCCCGAAAGCTCACGTCCGCGCCTCCTCACTTCAGCCGGTAGCAGGAATAGCGTTTACCGTTGCGGTGCAGCGTCCGGGACGTAATCCGGTGGCCGTCACCGCGCAGCTCCTCGATGCGAGCCGCGAGGCGCATACAGCGGTATTGCGTGTAGGCGCTCATCTGCGTGATCGGCAGTCCGCGCTTGAGGTGTCTGAGAATACGTTGAGTTTGTGTGGTGGGGTTGGTGGGCTTCATGGTTTGCGTTTGGTGAAAATGTTGCGGCAGACCTGCATAATTGCGTCGGTTGGCAGGCACGGCCGGCCGCCGTAGTAGGTGCGGGCCTTGGGCTTCTCCGCGGCGCGGGCGCGCAGCCATTCGTCTACGAGGTCAACCTCGCGGTCGGTGGGTGAGTAGGGCAGGGGGGTCATGCTGCCACCTCCAGTTGCCGCTGCTTGTAGGCCCGCAGCATCGCCTCAAGCCTCAGCACGTCATCGCGCAGCTCATCATTGTCCTCTTCCAGCTCCGCAATACGGTTCTTGAGCTGGTAAGTCTCGCCGCGGTAACTGTCTCGCGCTGCCCGCAGACAGCGCACCAGATCGTCCTTGTCGATCTTGTCGCGGTAGGCAGTGAGCTGGTGCTCCGTGTTGCGAAGCTGGGCTTCCAATATAGCGATGCGCTCCTCGCAGCTCATTGGCCCTCCTTCCAATTCATCACGGCGCAGTGCGCCGCCAACATCGCCGCGTAATACTCCTTGCTGTCCGTCATTCCCTCGGTAGCCAGCAGCACACGCTTCAACAGCTCCCGCGCCTCATTGCGCTCCTTGATCAGCCGCAGCATCGGAGAGTCCAGCAAGCACTCCTCATCGCCACACCCGCAGGCAGCCTCCGAGTGATACGGCGCATCAACCATGAGGTCGATCATCGCCGGCCTCCAATCCGGTTAATGGCTTCCAGTGCGATGAATGCCGCAAATATCACGGCCGTGGCGGACATGAACGTCGAGTCCGTGAGATAGCTCAATACTTCAAGCATGGTGGGTGTCGTGTGGTGTGTCATAGAGACTTGGTGTTATTGAAAGTGCGTTGCTCGATGAACCTCTCCAGCGCCCGCATCGAGATGCGCGTGCCGCGCTGCGGCCCGACCGAAAACGCCGGCAGCTCACCGCTGCGGATCGCCTCCTCCAGACGCGAGCGCCGCATACGCAGCGCCTTCGCCGCCTCGGTCACGGTCATGGCAAGTGGGGCATTCATCGTTGTCCAAGAATGTCCAAAGATGTCCGAGTGGTCAACAATTATTTTCGGACAATCTTGGACACATGGGGTGAAGACCCTATTTGACAATTTTCGGACAACAGCGGACATTCGTGGACGCTATGACAACACGCACCCGAGCCGACCGTAAGGACAGCAAGTCAGTGACCATCTCGCTGACCCCGTCCGACCATGCTAGGCTCCTACGTCACGCACCCGCCCACGCGGTGAAAAACAACAAATACGCCCAGCTCGCCATCCGGTTCTTTATGGACTGCGAGGACGCCTTCGCCGGCCCGCTCAACGAGCAGTTCCGCGCCATGCTCGTCCGCGACGCCAAAGGCTTGAGCCAGAAACTCGCCAAGCTCCTCAACAACCCCAAAGCCTAAGCGCAAAAAACATGACGAAAAAAATCCGCAAAATTTTAGTTGCCATGTCCAGAATTGTCCGATAGTGTCCACAACGTAATGAACGCACATACCAGACTAAACATTAATCAAGGCAATCTTCCCGCATGGGCAAACCAGCAAGCCGAGCGCCTTGCCAAACTGCGCACATTTCAACCCGGGGGCTGGACGGCCGTCGGTAGTGCATCCGCCACACGCAAAATCAAAAGCCAATTGCGTGAAGCAGGACTCTCGGGCAGCTGGCTCGACGCAACAATTTTCGATATAACGGATCTTGCTAAACTGATTGCGAGGGCCGCCTAACATGAAAACCATCGACGCCCGCACCATCGCCCTGATCGGCTTCGCCGCCAGCCAGTGGGCCGAGGAACGCATCAACGGCAGCCGCCACAGTCGCCGCTACCGCCAGCTCATCGCCGCCGGCCTTGCCCTGCACCAGAACGGCGAGCTATACGCATCGGCTCCTAAAATGCGCCGCGCCCTCGCCACCATCGCCCGACACGCCGCACCTCTGGCCATGCTCCTCATCGCGTGCCTGCTGACCGCCTGCGCCACCACGCCACAGCCCGAGACGTGGAACACCGAGCGCGCCAAGCCCGTCATCACCATCGACATCGCCAGCATCCCACCCGGCGCCCTCATCTACGCCAACGCCGAATACGTCGGCACCGCGCCGCTCAAAATGAAAGTCGTCGCCGACCGCTTCGGCAACTGGGAGCAAAACACACGCATCCAAGCCTACGTCCCGCACGACGTAAAAAACTACGAAGAAGCCGTCTACCCGAGCGGCTTCCGCATACCCTCCCGGCTCCTCCTCCGCGTCCCAGGCTACACCCATTGGCACTCCGCCACCCAGCAGCGCCCACCGCAACCGCTCACCATTCAATGAACCGCCACGACTACTTCTCCACCGGCACCTTCCCATGGGGCGGCATCCGCCTCGCCGGCCGCCGATTCGACAGCCCCGAGCTGTTCAGCATCATGCGCCGGCACCGCCTCTGCGCCGACAGCATCCGCCACGCCTGCGCCGACCTCGATCTCCTGCCCTACGCCGAAGAATGCGCGGCCATTGAGGCGCATATTTGCCGCACTGAGGCAGCCTATGTATAATCCGCGCATGAAAGACCGACACCTGTGCCCACACTGCGGAAGGGCCGTGTACACCAAACAGCAGGAGTTCTGGCAAACCGTCATCGCCGGACTCGCCGGCCTCGGCCTCGTCGCGCTTGTCGTGATTATCAGCCGACTATTTTAGCCCATCCCACACGCTGGCCACGTCCACCTCTCGGTCGTACACCGCATAGAACCGCGCCGTCGTCTGCGGGCTGGCGTGCCCCAGCATGTGCTGCACCACGCTGATCTTCCCGGTCGCGTTCAGCATATCGCTGCCGGCCTGTCGCCTCAGCTCGTAGGCCGCCGAGCGTCGATCGGGAATAAACTCGCGCACCCAAGCGTTGAACACCCGCTCCATAAACCTCTTGCGCATGTCCGGCGTGCGTCCGGCAACGATGTAGTCCACCGCCTCCAGCAGCTCCGGCACCATCCACGCCGGTAGCGACATCACCCGACCCCGCTTGTAGCCCGTCTTCAGCGTCAGCTCTTGGTCCGGCCGCTCGACGATCACGATCACATGACGGCCCTCCCGCTCCTCAATCCACCCACGGCGGCAGTGCGCACACTCCTTCGGCGTCATGCCGAGGTAGCGCGTGAGCAGATACCCGCGGCGGATATTGCCGCCGATAGCCTTGCTCGACGCCTCCATTTTCTTGAGGATCTCCGGTTCAAGGCGGATAAACGTCGAGACCGAAGCCTTCATGCCGGTCGTGGCCGCGGCGAACTTGGCGATATTGTCCGGCAGATCAAAGCCCTCCCACTGCAGCGGATGGGCAAACACCGCCCGCGCGCCGGTCAGGTTACTGCGCACGCTGTAGGGGCTACCCTTGTAAGCAGCAACATATTTGCTGATCAGCCTCGGGGTGAGCACCGACAAGTGCAGCGCCCTGATCGCCTCATCGCCCTTCTCCGGGTACACGCACCGCAAGACCCGCAGCAGGCAGTTGACATTGCCGTGCCGGCTGGCGATTTTGCTCACCCTTTCGTAATGCTCAATCGCCGCTCCAATCGTCCCCGTCGTGTCGCGCCGCGCAAAAGCCCGCAAAGCTTCCAGCCCCTTGGCAGCCGTCGCGTCCATCACGACCTTCGCCTTGGCCTTCGCCGTGGCCACGTCCTCGGTGCCCAGGCTCATGCGCTGCCGCTGGCGCAGCTCCGGGTGGTAGAACTTGAGCTGCCATTTCGGCGAGGAGCCGTGCTTGTAAATGCGGCCGGTCAATCCCGAGGTTTTAATCACCATGGCCACACTGTTATCTGCCAAACTTTTCGTGTCAAAAACTTTGGCAAAAGTTTGGCAGCAACTTTGGCAGAAAGTTTGGCAGCAAACTGCACTTTAGTGGACGGGATTGGACTTTACTGGACACACTCCACAGAGGAATTTGATAGCACGCATCCGTAGCTCAATGGTAGAGCAGTTGACTCTTAACTAATTGCCCGGCCCCTTATTTTAGAGGGTCTTCGAGGACTTTGGCTGATAGTTTGGCAGTAATTTGGCAAAAAGAAAGGGCCAGCCGTAGCTGACCCTTAGTCTCCTTCCGGTCGTGCCGGATGAGCTGAAACTACGCACCGCGCAGCATTTCAAGTATTTCAAGCGGCGGCGACTCCGCGGCCTGCCGAATCGGTGCTATTTGCTCTTGCGGTTCTGGGAGGACGAGTTCAGGGGCGTGACGTTTGTAGGCTTCGCGGAGGATCTCTGCGTACCTCCCACGAAAACGAACGATGTCCCGTATTTTTGAAGCGCCTCCTCGTTTGACAATCGCCGATAGGTAAGATTGTCCATCTTGGTTGCTTTTCCAGTCGTTTCCATAGCTTGTTACCCTAGCAGACGTGTCTTCAACGTCAATTTTTATTCCGTTTCTTCCCGCCCAATCGTTGAGCCTTTTGACGGCCTGATCAGCCCTCTTTTCGGTCAACCCCTTGGGCTTAAAATCTTTGGTCGCGTCCGCAATCATGCCGGCGTCGCCGCCAGGGAGCTGCTCCATCGTATAGCCAGAAATCTCAGCATCATCGATGATCGATTGCATCTCCACGTCGGTAAATTTGCTGCCGTCAGCCTTCTTAAACATCAGCACCCGGCTGTCCTTGCCTCCAACGCCCAGCACCGTGGACATTGTCATGGCTTGCTCGGATGAGTTGGCCAGCGCGAGACCCAAAATATCCGTTGCCTCAGCGCTGCCGAGCACCTCGATGACAGTCGTTGGCGATCGCATCTTGCCCCATACCCCAGTGCCGGAAGACACGCGCTGAACGCGCAGCGATCCGCCGATCATTTGCGCCAGCTCGCCGATAGCCTGCGGAATCACATCCATCGTAATCGCTCCAGCCGCCTCTGGGGACAGCAGATCAAACGATGGATAATTCGCCGGCAAGAGATTGCCAGACGAGAAATTGACCTCCGCGTAAATACGCGAAGTGTTCTGCTGTAGCGCGCTTAACACGGTCGGCTCAGGCAATCCGTATTGCCGCAGCACGCGCATCCACCCGACCGCCTGCACTTCCGCGGGCGTCCACTCGCCGCCGCGCCAGCCGATCTTGTTAAGGTGATCGGTCATTGCGTTGCCCCATTCCGAGATGCCCTCGTATTTCGGGCCGCCTGGGCTGCCGCGCATATCCACGCCAACATCGAATCCTTTACTGCCCTGCGGCATCACCCGAATGCGCTCCGGCACGATCACCGTCTTGTTACCCTGCTTGACCGCCTTGGTCTCCAGCACCTTCACGCGCGTTGGCTTGCCATCAATGAACAGGTCACCATCGTCGGAGCGCTGCTTCAGCCGCGTCAGCGTCTGCTGGTCAACGTGCCCGCTGTCGCGCCCCGTGTGAACGTCTGCCACAAATGGCCGCCCGCCCGCAGGCTGCTTCGCCATGTAAGTCCGATATTCGCGCAGGAATCCCGCATCGACAAAGTCCGTCAGCTTCGGCCCGAATCCGCCCTCCGGCACCCTGCCAAGCAGCACACCTTCGATTTTTCCGTCTGCCAATCCGCCCTTCTTGCCAGTGCCAATGCCGGCCAGCCGGTCCTCAACCTTGAAGACATTGCCCAGCGCGCCACCAGGGCTGACATTCTGCTGCGCCGCAAGCCAAGCCATCATCATCTCGCCGGCGCGGTCTCCGAAAATCTCGGTAAAGTAACCCTTCAACTCGCGATACCATTGCCGGTAAGCCGCCGTCTCCGCGGGCGCCTGCCAAGCCTCCGTCTCTTCAATCCATCCGGCGAACGACTTCCCGCCGTCCTTTTTGATTGCGCCAATGTAAATCGGCCGCCCCTGGTTGTCGTGAAAGCGCACAAACTTATTCTTCGCCACGCCAGTGCCCTCGCGCTTCGCCTGCTTGGCGCGAAGGTTCTCCATGCCATCGCCAACCGCTTTCTCAAGGAATTTTGCCGAGCGAAGCCCGACTGCATCAGCATCAACATCGACCACATCCGGCATCGCCTGCCCGCGGCGCCCTACATCACCTTGAGTCCCGCGGGAAGCTCCCCGCGGCGCTGCATTCGCATCACCGTTGCCAGCCACAGGCGCATCTCCGGCGGGAAGGACTTCTGCACCTTCCAGCGCTGCATACGGGACGCGCTCACGGTAGCTTTGGAAGAAGGCTTCGGCGTCCTCGGGATGACGGTTCGCGTAGTCACGATAATTAGTATAAGACTCCTTGCGCTGCTTGGCAAGTGACCGGAAGTAAGCGTCAGCCTCTTGCAACTGGCGGGCGCTGTCGGCGCGCCAAGATGCATCCGGCACGCGCAGGGTGCTACCGTCCGGCTGGACAAAGTCCGGCATCCCCTGAGCCTCCCGCGGGATCTGCTGGGGCATGCGGTTGTTGTTGATCTTGTCGTAGTCGAAGAAGTAGCCGGTGCGCCCGCTCGGCTGGGCGTCGTTGAGGCGGTCGATGCGCCAGGTGCGGATGCTGCCCTTGGGATTTAGCTCGGCGTAGAGCGGGTTGGCGGCGCGCTGCACGGCGGTGCCGGTGCCGATGAGTCCGTTGAGCGTATCGCGCTTCTGCTGTCCGATGGTTGCCTCTCCGGGCAATCCGTTGCGGTGGTTGGCGAGGTAGGTCTTGAGGTCGGCCTCCACCTGCCGCATGTCGTTGTTGAAGATGCCCAGCTCGCCGCGGTTGATCGCCTTCATGGCCGACGCGCGGAAGGCGTTAAGGTCAAGCGAGGCGGCGAGCAAATGGTTCTGCTTGGTCACCTGCCAACCGAAAGGCACGGTCTCGCGCTGGATGGCACGCACAGCGCCCATGTTGGTGATGCGATAGCGTCCGCTGGAGCTGGTGCCGATGGCGTTGTAATCGATATTCCAGCTCCCGCCCTCGGCGCGGCTGGCTTCCATGGCCCGGGCAAACTCGCGCACATGCTTGGGGAATTGCGTGAAGAGGTCAAACTGCGGCGGTAGCACCGGCCCGCCGATGACTTCGCGGCCGTTGACCTTGCGCTTGCCAAACTCGGTCGAGTTCACCGGCACAAACTTGCGCGCATCGTACAGCGTCTTGATTTGCGCTGCGCGGTTGGCCTCAGCGGCGTTGATGATGCGCTGCGGCTTGAAGCTGTAGGTGCCGTCCGGCTTTTGGAAAAGGAAATCGTTCTCCAAGACGCCGCGTCCCTCGTCCCGTAATTTGACGTGCGTGCTGCGCGCCATGTCTTCCGGGCGGCTGCTGCGCGCCAGCTCCACGCCGCGGGGCGTTGCGCTGCCAGCCTCCTCGAGGCCGGTCAAAAATTGATCGTAGGCTCGGACGTATTCCTTCACCCGCTTCTGCATGATGCGGTCTTGGAAAAGCGGGTTGTCGCGGAAAAGCACCGACGGATTGTCCAGCATCTTGCCGGTGCCGCGGTCAAGGCGCACGCCCATCATCTCCAGCACCCGCCCGCCAGTCGCCAGCATTGCCTCGGCGAGGCGAGGGAAGGCGGCATCGCGGCGGATCGCGCGGAAGTCAATGGCCGGCGCCTCGCTGGCAAAAGTCTCGGCGATGATCTCGTCCCGCGCCCAGTCGAGGGGGTCTTGGCCATTTTCAATGCTGCGCTGGGATAGCTCTTCGACACGCTGGTCGATGAGACGCTGTCGTGCCTGCTCAGAAACCGGCTGGCTCTTCATAATGTCCGCCAGCGTTGTCTTGCCTGTGGAGACGGCATCGATCTGGGCGTCGGTCAATTTGACCGGGGCGTCCTCAATCGCGCCGACCAGAATGTCCTTGTCCACCAACTGTGTTGCGTACTCTCTGCCGCGCGCAGCGACGCCTTCGGGCGCATATTGCTGGTTCACCAAATTGCGCAGATCGTTGCGCGGCTGACCGTCAAGAATGTTGCTGGTCAAAATGGCGTGACCGATTTCGTGCGGGATAATTCGATTAGGCGACAAGTCCTGCGCCAGCCGCTGGTTGGACGACACGGTGTCGCCCGTTTTAACTAGCAGCCGAACTCCCTGCGGCACATGCGTCGAATCCACGGTCCCGTCTGCCGCGGTGATGTCGATCACGCTGCCACCGCGATCAGCGTCGGGGCGCACCACGACCGAGCCGTCCACCGGAGCTGTGTGGCCCATGTTGACGAAGATCCTCGCCAACCCATTGGCGTCCTTTTCAACGTAAAGACCCGCGGCCGTCTCGCCGCCGGCTGCGCGGAGGTCGGCGTTGGCCCGATAATCCTGACCACGCAGCGGGATAAATTTTACCTTGTCGCGCAACACGCCCTGCATGGCCGCCAACTGCGAGAGGCTGTCGTGCGAAAGCGACATGAGAGACGCTGCGTCACCGTTGCTCTCGGTCACATCGACCAGCATTCTGGCAATGTCGGCGTCCACCTCGGCCGGCCGCCTGCCGAAAGCCCTTGTCGCCGTCCCGGCAACAGTTCCCAGCAGAACAGCGCCGCCCACAATCTGCCCGCCTTGCTCGGCATCTGGAGCCGTTAAGGCAAACGGAGCCGCCGCAAGGCCAGACACCGCAGCAGAGCTAACAATGTCGTCCGTTAGCCGGAAGACTTGTGTTGCGCCCAGGTTGTCCGCCGTCCGCGACAGCCTGCGCAGCATCTGCGGGTTCTCGGGGCTTTTGGCCACACGCTGCAGCGTACTCTCAACAGACCCCGCGCCGGGCTGCATGTAGCGGGCGTAGCGCTGGGGGAACACGCCACTCTTGGCCATCGCCTCGGCCGTCTCGGCACCAGCCACGCCGACGCCTCCAGCACCCATTTCGCGCACGATGGCATAACCGCCGCCCGCGGCCCCTCCGGTGCGCCGAAGAATCGCCCCGCCAAATTTCATGATGGGCAAGATCGAAAGAACACCTGTAGCCACGCCACCTATTGCCGCCGGCGCTCCTTGACCTTGCGCGCTTAAATAACCCGCGGTGGCAGTCAACGCTGTTGCGGCCGCCGTCTGCTGCCCAGCATTCATTCCGGTCAAATCCTGCACCTTGTCAGTGATACGCATGGAGCCGCGCTGCAAAGCGTCCGCCCCCGCATTGGCCACCCCTTCCGTCATCTTAAGAGGCACTCCGGTTATCGAAGACAGGCGGCGCAGGACGCGCGCCTTGGCCAGCACACCAGCGCCAACCGGCAAAATGTTGTCCGGCGCCATGGCCAAAGATAAGCCAGTTGCCAAGGCACGCTGTGGCTGCATGACCTCGCCGGTGAACGGATTTGTGGCCCTTGCCTCGCTACTTTCTTGCGTTACCGGCGTCTGGCCGATGCGGTAATTTCCCACGCCCGCAATCTCGCGGTCAAAGTTCTTGCCGCGCCGATAATCTTCAAACGCCTGTTCGACATCAGCATTTTCTTCCAGCGGCGTTGGCGCCGTCTCGCCACGTTCTTTCGCCGCGGCAAACTCGCGGTTGATGATTTCAATGTCCTTGCGCAGGTCGCCGGAAAGTTTGCCCTCAGCCTGCAGCTTTTGGGTAATGGCGCCGCGCACCTGCTCCTGCCTCCGCACGTCTGTAGCATGGTCGCGCACCGTGTTGCCGATCCAGTCAACGAACTTGGCAAACTCCAAACCGGCCTTGCGCCCACCCTCCTTAAACGTGACAAAGTTCTGCGTAGCGAAGCGGTCTGGCCGGAAAAGATTGGAGGTAAAATTGTCCCGAAGCTCGCCGCCCATTTCCGCAGTAAGCGACACCAGCCCTTGGCCCGCGGCAACCGCTCCATCCACAAAGCTGCCCACCGTGTTCTTTTGCTCCTGCCTCCGCGCATGCACCGGGGCAAACTCCTCAAAGGGCATCTCATAGGACGGATCATAATACAAAGCGTCCTCTTGCGCGTTCAGCTCTGCATCTGTCAGCGGCCTTGCTGGCGCTCGAAAGTCCGCTTGCGGTGGCTGCGGTTCAGGCTGCGGCATGGTCTTCTGGCCAAAGGACGTGGCCTGCATGACGCTGTCCGACGTGACGCGCTGGTCCATCTGCGCGTCCGTCATCGGGGCGGCCTCCGGCGGCTCGAGCACCCTAGCGGCAGTTCCGTAAAGGTTCTGTCGAGCCTCCATCTCGTCCATTGCGTCGAGCTGGGCGTCTGTAAAGCCTTTTGCCATTAGTTATTGGACGGGGTTCCAAAGTCCGTCGTCACCTTTTTCGTAGGTGATCCCGCCGGAAACACGTCGCGGCTTGGCCGGTGCGGCGGCCGAAACAGTGCCAGGTGAGGACGGCGCATTGTCCGAGGCGAGCCGTTTTTCTGCGTTGGTTAATACTTCCAAAACCTCTCCCATCGACTTACGGAATCCCTCCTCCGACTGAGAATTCTGCGCGCGTACGATAGCCTGCGTGGCTTTCTCGCCCTCCACGTCGGTGATCGGCCCGCCGCCCTTCAGTGATTGGAACGCCTGCAAAAATGCCCCGCCCTTGAGCTGGTCGAGCATTGCCATGAAGTCCGCTTCCTTGGTGCCAGAAAACGGCTGACTCTTTAGGCCAAAAAGAAAAGAAGCATTTTTTGCGCCCACCGACCCAGAAAAGCCGGGATGCTCTAAGATGCCGCTCACCACGCCGCGCAAAATGCCGATTTGGTCCCGTGTGGCTTGCGCTTTTTCGTTGCGCTGAGCCTCTAGGGCTTGGTTGCGAGGATCGCTCGCCGCCTTATTCCGCTCATCCTGCATCTTGTAAAACTCCTGCGCCGTATCCGCCGCCCACTTCGGGCTGACCTCCATGTTGTAGCTGCGGTCGTAGACGTGCTGCAGTGCCGGGTCGAGGGCGTCGTACATGGCGTTGAACTCCTCGTCCGAAGCCGCGTTGTTGAGCTGCTGGATGAAGCTAACGTCCATAAACGCGCCGGTCGGCTTGAGGTTAGGTTCGGCGCCGCGCACTTCGGTGGCGGTTGAAAGATCGTTGACCACGTCTTCCGGCGCCGCCAACGAATCGTCAGACATGGCCGGACCGTAATTGGAATCAACATCGGCCAGCGAGTTGTTGATGCTCGTCTGGCTTGCCGAGTCGAGAGCCGGAAGATCTGGCTCAACCGGAGGCGGAAGCTGTCTGTTGCGGGGGGATGCCATAAGTTTTAGCGCACGCGGCGACGGGTGGCTCCCATGATGTTGTTGCCACCTTGGGCGGCGATATCTTCTTGGTTGCCGGTTAAGGCACGAGCTACGGGGGAATTTATGATCTGCGCATTCTCCCGAATCCCCGCATTGCGCTGCGCCATCATGGCGTTGCTCATCGGGCCAGCTAGTCCAAACAGCGCATTGTATCCGGCAATCTTCGCCTGCGGGTCTTTTTGCTTGCGGAGGTCAGCGAGATATCCTCCAACGGCAGGATTGTCCTTAAACATAGAGCCGCCAAGAATCTCGCCGATTTTGTCGTAGCCTTCGGCTTCGGCCTTCATGGCTCTGTTCCCTGCGTAGCTGGAGGCCAAGCCCATCAGCGCCCCGCCGATATCATTGACCAGGCCGACATTGGCCTGTGCGGTCGTATTAGCCGCGCCGACTGCGGCGTTTCCGAGAATCTCTCCGCTCCGATCTTCGTTCCCTGGGTTAAATGCAAACATAGTTTTATTCCTCCTGTATTCCCGCCGCAGCCCGTGCTTCGAGGCACAGTGGTGAACCCGGCACGAAAGCGCGGCAGGCTGCCGGCCGGTGATTGTAAATAGAACACGACACGCCGCAGCCGACCTTGCCGGTCAGCGCCACGCATCTATGGTTCGTTGTCTTCATCAAAGGGTAGTCGGTGCGCAGCATCCATGGCGGGATGCCAGCGGCGTCGGAGCGGTCTCGTCGCAGCACAGGCCAGGACCACTTGTGAGAGCAGCATGCCCCACACCGTTCACAGTCGAATCTTGCCACGTCGGGCGGAAGCCCTGCGCTTCCGATTGTAGGTCGATGTAGGGCGCCAGAGAGCTGATGTTGTTCGTCTCGCATGAGTTCTTAGGACAGTATACCGTCTCGCCCAAGTGCCGGTTGATGCAGTTCCAGCAGACCGGGTAGTAGTCCGAGTTCGCGCTCTTGTCCTTGCGGTGCCGCCACACGCCGTCCGCCTTTTCGTAGCGCGTCTCGTCATTAGGAACGCCCTCGGCTTCCAAGTAATTCCACACCTCGGCATCCGACCAATGGCGCATAGGATAGTATTGCGTCGGCACACCGGCCTGCACCAAGGCGTCCTGCGCCAGCGGCACTTGGCCCTTGATGAGATCCACGTCGGCCGACTTTTGGCCGTGGAAAGCGGCGTCCCAAGGAAAGTTAAAGGTGCCGGTCGGGCGCTTCAGAGCATCCAGCCCGCAGAGGTAGCGTCCGCTGGCCAGCTCCTCCGGTTGCGGCTCTTCGGTGCCGAGGCAGAGGAACATCACCTTCCGCGGCGCCATCTCATACATCTTCACAAAGTCAAAGCGCGGCACGCCGGTCTCGATGTCGTAGCCGTCCGTCAGCGCATAGCCGAGCGGCGACCAGTCATACATCTCCAAGTCCCAAGCCTGCGCCAGCATGTCCGAATGCGCATACCGGTGCCGGAACCGCGGCTCCCGCCACTGCACCACCGGCGTCTTGGCGCCCACCTTGAAGCGGATCAGGTGCAGCATCGCAGTGCTGTCCTTGCCGCCGCTCCAGAGCACGACAGGGTTGGCGCTGGCGGCGAGCCAGCGTTCCACCTTGCGGCAGGTGTCTGTGACGAGTTGATCCATTAGATAGCGATGCCGATGCCTGCGATGCCGATAGCGGCGCCCACACCGGAGCCGACCATTCCCATCGTCCCCGCTTGGCTGGCCGCTCCCGCCTGCATCCCCGCACCTTGCAGCGCGGCCGCGTTGTTGGCCCAAGAGTTGTAGCGGTTGGCCGCCATGTTGGCGTTGAAGCTCTCCACGTTGCCTGCGGTCTGCACCGCATTGTTGAAGGTGTTGCCGATGAGACTGGTTCCTTGCCCCATCGTGGCGCTGCCAAGCTGGAAGGCCGAATTGATGCCTCGCGCATACGGATCAAGCGCTCCGTAACCTTCAGCCAAGGTGATGCGGCGACCTCGGCGGGCGAGATCGAGCTGATTGGCCCCGAGGGCAAGATTCATGCGGCGATCATTGCCCGCGTTGAAGGCATCGTTGGCCGAAAGCATGAAGCTGCGATTCTGCGCGAGCTGCGCCTGGTTCGCCGCCTGGTTGGCCATCTGCGCCTGCATAAACATCTGCCCCAGCGTCTGGTCGCGGTTTTGGTTAGCCAAGGATGCGCGCAGTCCGGCATCTTGATTGGCCAGAGAGGCACGCATCGAGGCGTCGAGGTTGGCCAGATTGGCCTGCTGCTGGTTGGCCGCGTTGAATTGTCCGGTATTGAAGGCCGTCTGCTGGTTGGCCATCGCCGCCCGCATCGCCGCCTCTTGGTCGGCGAGGGACATTTGACCAGCCATCTGCTGATTGGCCATCGCCGCGCGCATCTGCGCCTCTTGGTTGCCAAACTGCCGTGACACATCCTGCTGCTGCACGCCTTGGGCAAAGGCCAAATCTTCCGCCTGCCGGCTGCGGGCATAGCGGTCACGATTAAGCAACTCGGCCGCCAGACCGGCGTTGCCCGTGGCCATGCCGCGCGAGGCCATCCCCGCGCGCGCCGACTGCACCGCATCGCGTGATGCCTCCGGCGAGAGCCTTCCGTCGCTGTTGGCCCGCTGGATCGCTTGCTGCATGAGCGCGCCGCCTAGCGCTCCGGCCTCGACATTCTGCGCGTTCACATCGGCCACCCGCTGCGCGTTGACCGCGTTCACGTCGGCCACCCGACCCATCTGCGCCGCCGCCGCCTGTTGTGCGCGCACATTGCGGGCCGACACCTCGCGGATATTCATAGGGCCAGAGACTTGATCCGCCCGCACATCCATCGCCCCCATGCCGGCGCTTTGTATCTGGCGGTCTGCCAGCGTTGGCCCCTCGGCAAATTCGGCCGCAGCTTGACGTTGGATGTCAGACTCAAAGGACGAAGGCGCCCCGGCCGCAGCGAGTTCTTCGCCCAGCACGCCACGGGTGCGGGCGAGGTATTCGTTGTCTAGCTCGCTGGCCACTTGGCGCGCCGTGCCAAGCTGCAGCGCGGTCATCTGCGGGTAAAGCCGCTGGATCTGCGCCTCCTGCTCCCGCATCTGGGCTATGGCGCCGCGCGTGGCGGCCGCATACATCTTATCGTAATCGATTGGCTTCGGTGCCGGCGGCGCCGGTGGCGGTGCTGGAATGCTTGGTCCTCCTCCCATATTATTGTCCTCCTACTTTCTTCATAAGTTTCTCCCAATAGTATACCCGCGGCTCAAAGCTCCCACGGCGGCACCAGGCCACATAGGGGTGCGGATGCGGTGCCACGCGCAGACACTCCCGCACAGGGTCTGTGCCAAAAGCGCCAGCAGCCAAAGTGACGAACCAGCAGTTAGCTTCCCCGAGTTCAAATTGTTGCTCCTCCGCGTTCCACCGGCAGGCTTTGGCCAGCACAAAGCAGGACGGCGAGTTCCACACATAGCCCGCCGAAAGATGCTCCCCGACCTCTTCCCAGAAGTCCTGCGTCGAGTGCTCGTCCCACCAGTGTTTTGCGCGTTGCCATGGGGTCATGCTTAGCCCTCATACATGATGTTGACCGACCCCGCATCGAAGGTATCGGTGCCGTTGACTGTTGTAAGGCGGACTTGAGTGAGGGCATCTGACAAAGATTTTGAGCCGCCCGAAATCTTCAAGGCACCG